TTTGACGACTGGGGAAAAGGCATGGAGATCAAGGCAATCGCTCTTGGTTATTGCCTATCCATCAACACCGTCAACAAGATACTGAGGCGCAATCCTAGTTATAAGCCTTATGGGAGAGAGTGATGAAAGAGATGCTGGAGAGAATAATCGCTAATCGGAAAAGCATAGCGGCTTACGATGAATTTCAAATGGCTCTTCATTATCCTGAGTTCGGTCTATCAAAGCTAATTGACTGGGATAACGAGGCAAGAACGGCGATTGAAGGCGTCAATTCAGCGCATGTTGGTGGGATTGATCGTAGTCGTAACCCTATGTGGCGCACTATGGTAGGGGTTAACAATGGGTAGCATCATAACCGTTCTATTCGCTGGCATATCCGCGATGTTCATTGCGCCAAGTGCTATTTCATTTGGCGGCGCACTGGCTCAAAGAAAAGCAGCAGAACAACAGGCTAAGTATGAGGCGTTTTTGAAGCGCAATCCGGCGAATGTGCCGTATGGGAGAGAGAAGTGATGCCTCTGAGTAAGTTTGAAGAAGATTTTCTCTTGAGGCTTGTCCGTGGAGAAAAGCTAAGGCTGGCAGATAGAGAAGAGGATAAAGCAAGACAGAAAGTAAGAAAGCTTGGTCTTGCTGAAGTGGTAATGAAACCTCGAAGATGGTCAGTTACTGCTAAGGGTTGGGCTTACTATAATAGGTATTATCAATGACCGAAGAAAAACGCGGCCCCGGCGCACCCACCAAATACACCCCAGAGCTAGCCCAGAAAATCTGCGACTTGATTGCGGGTGGGATGGCGTTCAAGCATGCCTGCGCAGAGTGCGGTGTGACTGGGAGGAGCGGGCGTAATTGGCTTAGAATATACCCAGATTTTGAGGCTCAATATAGGGATGCCTGTGAAGACAGAGCTGACGATGTAGTGGATGGGATAATTGAGCTGGTGGATGGGTACGATCCTCACGGGCCAAACGCTAACACAGAGTTTCTAAAGGTTCGCCTTCAAGCCGACACGCGCAAATGGATCGCTGGTAAAATGCGTCCTAGGAAGTACAATGACCGCCTCATAGTTGACCATGCAGGCTCGATCAAACACAATGTCACGATCTCTGAAATGACGGATGAAGAACTTGAATCTATCGCAGCAGGACGCAGCGCGGGAACTACTGGCGAGGCGTAAGGCTAGGGCAAGTCTGGTCGATTACGCTCGTTACATCGAAGTGCCGGGCGCGCCTCTTGTTGAGGGTGACGATACCGAGTCGTTCAAGCCTGTTGAGACACAGCTAGCAGAACACCACGTTCTCACATTACAAGCCATCCAACGCTGCATCGAAAAGCCATCTGGTCGGCTAATGCTGTTCATGCCTCCAGGTTCTGCCAAGTCTACATATGGCTCAGTCGTTACGCCTTCGTGGGCAATGGGACGCAAGCCCGGGTTCAAGGTTATCGGCGTGTCATACGGCTCTGACATGGCTAAGAAGTTCGGACGACGTACGCGATCCATCATCAAACAGCGCAAATACTCCACGCTCTTCAATACAGCTTTGTCAGGCGATCAGGCAGCAGCTGACGAATGGGCGCTGTCCAATACGAGCGAATACATGTCGGGAGGCATTCTGTCGGGTATCACCGGTAACCGTGCTGATCTAGTCGTGGTGGATGACCCGATCAAAGGCCGTCAAGATGCTGACTCTGAGGTTATCCGTCAGCGCACGAAGGATGAGTATGAGGAGTCCGTTAAGACACGTCTCAAGCCGGGTGGGTCGATTATCATAATCCAGACGCGCTGGCATGAAGATGATTTGTCAGGCTCGATCCTTCCTGAGAATTATGCGGGTGAGTCTGGGCTGATTATGGGCCGCGATGGGTTCGAATGGGAAGTCATTTGCCTTGCCGCCAAGTGCGAACGTGCAGACGATCCGCTAGGCCGTCAGATTGGAGATTACATCTGGCCTGAATGGTTCGATGCGACACACTGGAGCAACTTTGAGCGTATGCCCCGCACATGGAACGCCCTATTCCAGCAGCGTCCAGCACCAGACACAGGCGACTATTTCAAGAAGGAATGGATACGCACGGTCGATGTCATGCCAGCGCGTGAGACAATGTCTATCTATGGCGCGTCCGACTATGCCGTGACTAGCAACGGCGGCGACTATACCGTGCATGTGATCGTTGGCGTTGACCATGAGGGCAGGCTATGGCTGTTGGATCTATGGCGCAGTCAGTCATCATCTGATGTATGGGTTGATGCGTTCTGTGACCTTGTGCGCAAATGGAAGCCTATAGGATGGGCAGAGGAAACAGGGCAGATCAAGTCAGGTGTCGGGCCGTTCCTGGTGAAGCGTATGCTTGAGACACAGGCTTACGTGGCTAGAGAGCAGTTTGCCACACGCGGCGATAAATCAGTCCGTGCGCAGTCTATCCGTGGGCGCATGGCATTGTCTGGACTTTACGTGCATAGTGGAGCAGAGTTTTTGCCAAGCCTGATATCTGAAATGATGTCATTCCCGGTTGGTGTGCACGATGACCAAGTAGACGCCTTAGGTTTGGCTGGTCAGCTGATGGATCGGATGAGCGAAGGCGCTGCACCATTGCGGCCAGAGCAGCAGCTGGAGATCGGGGCGATTTATGCGCCTGCTTTGCCGGTTGGTAGACGCCGATAATGGAACGCTCAGCCACCAGCCGCGTTTACCCAAAACCCTAGGAGGATGCCATGACCACGAAAAAAGACGACTTCTGCGTTATCGATCTAACCAAAGATGTGTCCTGCGAACGCGGCACGAAAGGCTGCGATGTAGACCACACCAAGCCAGTGTCTGAAAAGTATGCCGCTAAGCTTGAGGGCCGCGAAATCCCGAAAGATGAGCATGAGATTGTCCACCGTCAGAAGCAGGCGGATAAGGTCGAGGCCGAACACAGCCAGCAGCAGGCGGTTAACTCTCGCACAGCTGACGGACCGGCAAAAAGTAGTGCGCCAAAGGTCTATACGCCTACGATGAATAAGGGTGACAAGGGCGGCAAGAAGTGATAAAAATAACGCAAGGCAATAGCGATCCTTATGGCCCCGCAAAGATAAGCCCATTCGGTAGCTTTTGTAACGGTATGATGTAGCCAACGGGTAACGGCGCAAGGCTTAAAAATCTTTGATCGTGTGAGTTCGAGTCTCACCTCATGCCATGCCTCTCCATCCTAACCGATGTGAGGGGCTTTTCTTTGCCCATATGTTACGGTATAACCTATCCATCAACGATAGGGTGCACCATTGGACGATCTGGACAATCAAACTTCTGTATCCGATACAATGGAAGTGAAGGATGAGCCAAAAAGCTCATCTGTCGTGCTTTCCGCTATCCAGGACGCAAAGAAGACGTTCGAAACCTACAACAATTTCTGCAAGAAGATCGATGATGTTCTAAGCGCACGAACGCAGCTGGTTGGTGCAGTTGTCGCGGGTGGGTTCTCAGATCAGCAGTATGACTTGTTCTGGGCTTCTATGGAGATTCTGAAGCCTGCTATTTATGCCAAGCCTCCCCGCATCGTAGTTTCCCCCAAATTCAATGATGGCGACCGTACAGACAAGACTGTTGCCGAACTAATGGAGCGCGTCCTTAATTCAGAGTTCGAGCGCTCAGACATCGACCAAGTCATGCTTGATATGCGCGATGACTTGGCTATTACGAACCGTGGTGTTGACTGGATTACATACGAAAACGAAGACGGCGAGAAGCGTGTTTGCATTGAGCATCTTGACCGCTTCGACTTCCTCCACGAACCGGCCCGTAAATGGACTGAGGTTAGCTGGGTTGCCCGTTGCGCTTACATGACACGCAAGCAAATGGCAGACCGTTTCCGCAAATATAGCGGCCTCAAGTATCAGGATGCTGCACTTAGCTGCAACCGTTACGACAAGGATAATGGCGCGTCCGATAACTCCATGAAGGCGGAAGTATGGGAGGTCTGGAGCCGTTCTGATAACCGCGTATATTGGGTTTCAGAAGGCGTTGACGTTTTCCTTGATGAAGATAAACCGCACCTAGACCTTAAAAAAGGCTTCCCTTGCCCACGTCCTGCATATGGAACGAAGCAGCGACGGTCACTTATCCCTGTGCCGGATTACACGCGCTATGAAAGCATCCTTGAGCAGATCAACGAAGCTACATTGAAGATTTACGCTCTCCTTGAGCAGATCCGCATGTTCGGCCTCATCCCTGGTGGCGGTGATGTTGGCAACGCTATTCAGGCCGCGCTTAATTCATCCCAGACTTCAGCCTTCCAGCTGATCCCGGTTCCTAGCGCACAGTTCGCGGGCGCTGGTGCTGGTGGTCTTGCTGTATGGTGGCCGATTGAAGTTATTGCGCAAACCATCACTGGACTTATCCAAGCACGTCAGCAGTTGTTTGACGACTTCTACCAGCTGTCTGGCATCTCGGACATTATGCGTGGCGCGACTGAGGCGGATGAGACACTAGGCGCTCAAAGACTTAAGGGCCAATACGGCTCTGTTCGTATCAAGGACAAAACAGACGAACTGGTTCGTGTTGCGCGTGATACGGCTTGCATTGCAGCTGAAATCATTTGCGATAACTTCGACCAAGACACACTGCTTGAAATCTCGCAGATGACGATCCCGACAAAGTCTGAGGTTGAGAAGAAGCTTAAAGACCTTGAGGCATCTGGTAAAGAAGAGCTAGCCAATCTCATGGACCAAGCCGAACAAGCCCGCCAGCAGATCCCGCCGGATGCAGACCCTCAGATGCTGCAACAGGCTGAGAAAGAATTTAAGGAAGCGCAACAGGCTATCCTTGCCAAATACTCGCCTCAGATTAAAAAGCTGAGTGAGGCCGTGGTTATCGAAGACGTTATGGAGATCATCAAAGATCGTCGCACACGCGGACTGATTATTGATGTCGAGACTGATTCGACCGTTATGATCGATGAGATGGCAGAAAAGCAGTCTCGATCTGAGTTCCTGAATGCGTTCTCATCTGCTGCTGCATCCGTTCAAGCACTCATGATGGGCGGTGAAGCTGGTGCGAAACTAGGTGGCGGTATTCTCAAGTTCTCGCTCCAGCCATACCGTGCGAACCGTGAGCTAGATTCATTGATTGATGACTTTGTCGAACAAGCCCCTCAGATGGCAGGCAGCGCAGAAGGCGATGCAGGCACAGCCGAACTTGCAGCTGCACAGAAGGCGTTGGCAGAAGCAGAAGGCGTCAAGGCACAGGCCGCGATGGCTAGCGTACAGGCTCGTGCTGCACAGGCGCAGGCTGACAATGAGCGCAAGATGGCAGAGATGCAGATGAAAGCGCAAGAGTCCGCCGCTAGGCTACAGCAGGAGAATGACAAGCTCCAGCTACAGCTTGCAGATCTACAGAGCAAGGACAGCAAGACCCAAGCAGAGATTGACAAACTCCGCGCCGACACTGCCAAGATCCTTGCATCCATAGGCCTTGACGTTCGCAAACAGGAACTTTCTGAATATACGGCGGCGAAGAATGCACAGCAGAGCGAAGTGGATACGGCGCTTAAGGTACAATCAGAAGGCCGCGCTGAGCGTGGCGAGGAACGCGCTGATCGTCAGCAACAAGTTAGCGAACAAACAACCGATAGGCAGATGACGTTCCAGGAACGCCAAGCCGAAACACAAGGAACGGAATAATGCCAGTAGGTGGTGCACCAGTTACGCCAGTAGACAAAAGTGGCAACGTTATCGGAACGCAGGGGGCAACCGTTGCCTCTCCAGAATTTAACCGGAATATTGGCGCTCCAACGGTTGCCACTAATCAAACAGCATCTTCTCTATCGCCAGCCGCAGCAGCTCAGATCGTTGCGGCTCGATCCGGGCGGCAGTCAGTGATGATAACCAACATAACCGGTACGCAGCCTGTATATCTTGGAGCGTCTGGCGTGACGGTATCGACGGGACTGTTCCTAGCCGGTTCCGTTGGCGCATCTGTCACCATCGCTACATCAGCGGCTATCTTTGCGACTTCTCCAACAGCAGCGCAGACTCTTAGCTATCTGGAGAATTACTGATGGTTGATGGCATATCGTATCCGGCTCCGCAGCCATCGAATACAACGCCTCCTAGTGTCTCCGATAGCGGCGCGCTTGGTAGTGACATGCGGTATGCGCTTGCCAATCATACACACGCCAGCAAGGTTCGAAAAATACGGGTTCAATGTGCAGCTGACGGAACTTTGACGTGGACGTACAGCACACCTTTTACAAATGGGGTGACGCCTATTGTTCTGGCCGTCGCAGAGGTAGCTAGCGGTGTTACTGATATTATCAACGTCCAAGTAGTCGATACCCCCACTTCGACATCGTGCAAATTGCTGGTAAACCGCGCCAATCGATCAGTCGCGGCATTGCTTGGTTTGACCGTTCTTTCTCTCCCAGCGCAACCCGGCGTAACGTGGGTACACGCTGTAGCATTGGAACCATAAAATGGCTGACGCAAAAAGACTAATCGCGCTCGGAATGGTCCCACCTCTCGCGAAAGAGGTTGCCGCTCAAATTACTGCTGGTGTTGGCAATGCTCGGCGCTTGGTAGAGTTGAGCACGGTGCCTATTTTGGCACGTGAACTGGCTAACCAGATCAACTCTGGCACCGGGAATGCGCGTAGACTTGCTGAGCTTGGCATGGTTCCTGTTATGGCTAAAGAGGTTGCGGCACAGGTTTCTAGTACACCAATCCGTCAAATCTCAACACGTACATTTGTCCCTGACCAGATTGACACGACAAACCTTGAGACAATGACGGAAAGCTACCACGTCGCCCGCGCTGACTCGCCAACGGTAGGCATCGTTATTGGTGGCTGGTATATTGGAGCCGGGAATGCTGAAATACCGCTTGGCGCTGATCTCCGGTTTACTTGGTCTGTTTCTAAGACGCACACGGGTGGGAGCTTTGTCCAAGGCAAGACAGATGGAGCGGTTGAGGGGATTGCAGCGCCGGGGCAGAATAAGCAATCAGACCTAATCCCATTCCCTGTAACAGCAGGCGATATTCTTTGCATCCGTGTTTGGCGTCATGGGGACGCTGGCGTTGGATACCAAGCCGACACAGTGCGAAGCACCAATGACTATATGGTACGCGCTCCGACGACAGCTGACCTTACTATGTCTGCCTCAACTATAACGGCCTTCGTCAGTGGGCGGATGTTTGCCCCACTAGCCGTTGTCGGCCAGCATGGTGGCAAAGCAGTAGGTATCATTGGGGATAGCAGATCTTACGGGGTTCAAGACACTTACGACAGCGATTTCGCCTTAGGTGAGGTGGCGCGTTCTATCACAAATTCTCTTCCATACTTGAACCTTTCTCGCCGCTCAATAAGCGCTTCTCAGTTCACCGCGTCCTCAGTCAATCGTCGCGACCTGTTGAAGTATTGCTCCGATGTCATCTGCAACATGGGTGTCAACGATTTCTTCAACGATAACGACACACTTGCCACGGCGCAGGCTGATCTTAACGCTTTGTGGAATCTTTTGCCATCAACCATCCGGTTGTGGGCAACAACGATCACCCCTTACACGACAAGCACTGATAGCTGGGCCACGGAAGCAAACCAGACGATACCGGCGAAGGGCGTGAATATTGCACCTCTGAACACGTGGATTCTGACTAAGCCTAATCCCAAAATCTACGGCGTTTTTGACATTGCGCCATCTGTAACTGAGGCAAGCGGTAAATGGAAATCACCGGGTTATACGGCTGATGGTTTGCACGCTCTTAATCTCGGGATGCTTGCTATCCGTGACGGTGGTGGAATCAACCCAGCCACTATCTTGGCGGCTCCATGACACACATTTACAACCACTCTCAGAAACGTTATAACCTAACGAACAGGAGCATTTAAAATGGCAACAAGCACACGTCGTCTAGTGGAACTCGGAATGGTGCCGCCTCTTGCAAAGGAGATAGCGGCCAATATTCCAAGCTCTGACCCTGATATCTTGGCAATTACTGCTATCTCAACAGCTGACGCAACAGACCTTGCAACGGCCATCACATTGGCTAATGCGACGAAGGCAAAGGTCAATGCACTTTTGGTGGCCCTCAAAGCATGATCGAAAAACGCTGGTACACGCTGGAAAATGGGCGGCAAGTTTATCGCGCCGTCCCTCAACCTATTTTGGCGCGGTCAGATTTCCCAACGCCGTATATGCGCCTAGATACCATCGAACCTGTCGTTTCTCAGGCAGATGGCAAGACATACGACAGCATCTCTGCCCTTCGCCGGACTTATCGAGAAGACGGCAATCCTCAGGGCATTAAGTACCAAGAGATTGGTAACGAGGATATGACAAAATTCACACCTCCAAAGCGTGACGACAGCAAGGCTATTGAGGCTATTGAAAGAGCGGAGGCTGACATCATTGCCGGTCGCGCTCCTGAGATTGGCACGATAGATCCTGGCGATTTGAATATCTGCTAAGCAACCTAACCTCTCAGACAGGTGACCCATGGAATCGAACGTTATAACAGAACCATCCGCCCCAGATGTATCAACGGTTGTTGAGCCTCGTGGGCATAATGACGCCCCTAGTGCGAATGCGCATAAGGAAGTTGAGCCAGATCCTAAAGAGGGTGATGGCGGGGCTAAAAAACCTGAATCCCGCATGGACGCTATCAAGCGCGCTCATGCTGATATCGAGGCCAAGAACGGCAAGACTGAAGAGGTCAAGCCGGATGCTGAAGCCAAGACGGAACTAAAGCCAGAAGCTAAAGCCGAGGTTAAGGAATCTGCTCCAAAGGCGGATGCTAGCGAACCGGAGGCTAAGCCGTCTCCAAAGCCGTCTGAGGGCCGAAAGATTATCGAAGCCCCGGTTCGCTTTCTACCTAAGGCGCGTGAAGTCTGGAACAACGTGCCGCATCCAGTCCGCGAAGAGTTTGACCGTGTTATGCGGGAGAATGAGACCGAGATTGCGCAGTACCGAGAAGCAAAGACATTCCGTGATGAGCTGGCCGATTTCGAGAACGAAGCTAAATCAGGCGGCACAACGGTCAAGGAAGCGTTGACGAATTACGTTGCGATGGAAAAGGCTTTGCGGTCTGACCCTGCGCAGGGCTTCCGTCAGTTGTTGACGAATATGCAGCTTCAGCCGCAACAGGCAATTTCTCATATCCTCAGCGCCTTCAACGTTACACCTCAGGCTCTTGCACAGCATATCAGCCAGAACCCGAACGAATACACGGCGCTTGCGTCTCCACGCCAGCAGCAATTTCAGCAGCCGCAACAGCCACAGCAGCAGGAAGTTTCGCCTGAGGTTAAGCAGCTGCAAGAGCAGTTGAACGCCATGCGCGCTGAGCAGGTCGCAACGTCTGTGATCGCGCCGTTTCGTCAGGAATACCCTGAATACGATCAGTACGAAGACCAGATTGCAAAAGTTCTGCAACGTGGTATTATTGAAGAATTACACGGCCATGGTTTAAGTCCGAGAGATAAGCTAGAGGTCGCGTTGTTTATGGTTGCCCCTCACATTCGAGGCGGCAATTCCAGACAGCCCGATGTCAGCGACTCTGTTCCAACCCAGCCGTCAGTGAATACGCCAGCTCTTGATGTTCGTGGCAACAAATCCATAAAGGGCGCTCCATCTCCAGGGACAGACAGTTCCAGTCGGAAGAGGGGTAGTATGTCACGAACAGAGGCACTAGACGCGGCTTGGTCCGAACTAGGTCTTAGATAAGAGGAACCGGCGATGCCAGTCACTACCGATAGAAATTACCGTCAGCTACTATCCACATCTCTTGCATACCGCACTCGTGAAATTCAGGATCTGGTGTTCAACTCGACACCTGTTTCTGCGCTGTTGCGCGAACGTGGTCTTTACCGAGAATATACCGGCCCTGAAATCCGCGTATCGCTCGAAATCGACAAGATGGATGCACAGTGGTTTACGGGCTACGACAAGCTCAACAACGAACCAAAAGAAATCATCAATGATGCCGTGTTCACCCCAAAGAATATCGCAGTTGGTTTCTCTCTGACCGGCACAGAACTCCTTGCGAATGAAGGTCGGACACGAGTTTACAACCTCCTTGATCGCTATATGCGCAATGCTGAAAACAGCATGAAGGACGCATGGGAAGTCTCGCTCCACAGCAACGGTACATCTGATGGTGGACGTGAACTGATTGGCTTCGGTGGCGCTCTTCCTATCATCCCGAACGCTGGTGTTTACGGCGGCATTGACCGTGCAACGAATGCTATCTGGCAGACAAGCACGTTTAACGTTGCATCCAGCTTCCCAACAATCGGCACAACTTGGGACTCCACGACTGCCCGTCCTATGCTTGAGCAGATTGTGGCGCTTCGTTCCAAGGGTTCCCGTCATGCCACTATCGCAGTCGCTGACCTTCTTTCTTATCAGCCTCTGTCTGCTTCCATGGTCGCCCACCAGCGCATTACTCGTGATGATGGCGCACCTCGTACTCTCGGCTTCCGTGGCCTTGAAGTCGCAACACCAGTTGGCAACATCGAAGTGTTCTGCGCAACCGGCGTCGGCAACGTAATGCCAGCCAACACCATTTACGGCTTGGACCTCGAAGGCTTGGCGGTTTACTACCACCCAGACCGCAACATGGTTCCGTTGTTCCCTGGTGACGGCGCGATGCCAATCAACCAAGATGCAATTGCACAGTATCTCGTGTGGAACGGTGAACTTGTTCTTGAAAACCCACGTTATAGCTGGCGCTTGATCACGGCTTAAGGAGCAAATAACATGCCTGCAACAACTCCATATCGCACTACTCCGCAGCTTGGACCGCAGCTGGATGAGAAATTCACCGGCCTGCCATACTGGGATTCTCAGCTTGGCGTATCCAGTGGCACATCTGGCATTTCGCCTTCTTACCGCCTTGGAAACAAAGAAGTCGGCAATGATGGTCATGATTACGTCTGGGTACAGGCATCGGCTGCAATCGCAGCTGCTGCATCTCCCGGCACTCAGATCACGATCACTGAGCCTGCTTTCACGGCGGCAACTGGCGCTGGTGGCTACTATGCACCGATTACCGGCGTACTGATTAACCAGTACTTCCACGCTCGTAAGGGCGCACTCGGTTCTCCATAATAAAGAGGGGCTTTATGCCCCTCTCCCACCCCTTTCTCAGACAAAGGAAATTCAATGTCTACGCAGTTTCAGTTCCAGCAGCTCAATCAAGACCAGATCCGACTACCTGGCGAAAGCCTATTCCATACAATTACGCCGTACTTCCAGCACATCAATTTGCTTGATCAGGTGCAGAGCGAAATCCAGCAGAAGCCCGTTTATCATATTCATGAGGCAGTGCAGCTTCGTTTTGCCGGTGACCGTTACTATTCTCCAGTTGTTCCAGTCGATAGCATGTACCGCAAGGAAGGGCTTAACGTCATTACCTATGCGGAACGTTGGGCGACTCAATACCGCCAATTCCTCAACAACGAAGCGCAGGTCGCAGAGGGTACGCCTCTCGACAATCTCACAGGCTACGGCATCACACCCGCGCAGCTGTCATTGTGCCGCGCTCTCAAGATCTACAGCATCGAAGCCCTTTACCATCTTGAAGGCGCTAACCTTAAATCGCTTGGCCCACATGCGAATGATCTTAAGCCGATGGCCAAACGCTATATGGCAGACCGCGCAAGTGGTTCGGCCATGGAGAAAGAACTTGCTGCACTCCGCGCTGAAGTCGCCACACTGAAGGCGGCTGTACCTGAGAAAGAAGCAACTCAGGAAGAAATCGAAGCAGCGCTGACAACAGCTAATTTCGATGCCATGACAGAAGAAGAGCTTCGCGTCTACATCATGGACAAGGCAGGTAGCAGGCCAGACGGTCGGCTTGGTAAGCCCGCACTGGTTAATATGGCAAAGGGTATGTAATTGACCATTCTAAGCGCCATGCAAGCGGCATCTCTAAGGCTGGTGGGTTATCGCCCATCGGTCTTTTTCTCGTCTCAGGAGAAGCTTGAGCAGGAGCTTACGGGCCTTGCAAATGAGGTCGCTCAAGATTGCTTGGCGTCAGAAGAATGGCAGGCACTTACCAAAATCTACAACATCACAGCTGACGGCGTGACGGAGGATTTTGATTTCCCGGCTGACTATGACCGTCAACTTTTGTATGCCGATATCCAGGATCTAACGAACTGGTCATGGGGGTACGAGCATATTACCGATATCAATGATTACGCATACCGCAAGGCCAGAGGGTTTGAGCCATTCCCCGGCGCATGGATTATATACGGCGGGCAGTTCCATTTCACACCGGCCCCAGCAGCTGGAAACAGCGCGTCATTCCCGTACCTATCGAAGAACTATGCGGTTGACAGAAACGGCGTGTCAAAGGCGGAATTTACAGCTGACGACGATACGTTTATATTGCCAGAGCGGTTGTTAACTCTCGGCCTGATTTGGCGCTGGAGAGAAAACAAGAAGATGGATTCGACAGGCGATCAAGAGCAGTTCGCAAAGTGCATTGATGAGCTGATGTCTCGCGATAAAGGCTCAAGGATTATTCGCGGCGGTGGTCGGTGGGGCGGTGCTAATACGTCAATCGCCTATCCCTGGAGTTTAGGATGAAGAATGTACTATCGCCCAACCACACAGCAGCCAAAGCCAGCACGACGCACGGCAACTAATCAGAAATTCTCTGCGCCTTCTGCTGGCTGGATTGCTAACCAGAACCTAGACAGCCCAGAGACAGGCACTGGCGCGTTCTTGCTTGATAACTGGTTCCCTACTGCTACAGGCTGCAACGTGCGCCGTGGAACCCAGATTTATGCGACACTTGGCGGTGGTGATCAGCCAGTTACGGCTATTTTCGATTACAACAACGGGAACAACAAGCGGCTTTTCGCATCCACTGCCACAACCATCTATGACATCACCAACATAACATCCCCGATCAATTACCAGCTATCAACCGGAGATGACCAGATCATCACTGATGAAGGTGATTATCTAGGCCAGCTATCGACAGGCGGGATGGAAGTCGCAATAGGCCAGACAGGCGGCAACTGGATCACGACACAGTTTGCGACCAGCGGTGGGACGTATCTTATCGCGGTGAACGGTCAAGACTCTATGCAGTTGTTCGATGGCGAAGAATGGTTTGCCATTGATGACGGCGACATCTTCATGCTGTTGTACGACGCTGAGACTGCTACGTTTGTTGAGAACGAAACACTGACTGGCGGAACGTCTGGCGCAACTGCTTCGATTGTTCACGTCGAAGATTCAGGAACAACCGGCGTTCTTTATATCACTGATGTTGTCGGCACATTCCAAAACAACGAAATCATCTCATCTGTATCGGGATCTGCCACTGCTGATGGCACACCTCAGCCTTATTATGTCGGCATCACTGGTGTTGATACCAGTCTGTTGTCCTACGTTTGGATCTACAAAAACCGCCTCTATTTCATCCAGAAGGACAGCTTTAGCGTATGGTATCTTGACGTTGATAGCATAAGCGGGCCTGCAACTGAGTTTCGTATGGGCGGTGAGTTTTCGGAGGGTGGCAAGCTTCTCATGGGTGCTGGCTGGTCTCTTGACACGTCCGGCGATGGTGGTTTGTCTGAGCAATGCGTGTTTATCAGCGATGAAGGACAGGTCGTCACCTATCAAGGTCTATCGCCAGAGCCGGATCAAGGATGGTCGCGTGTCGGTGGCTATAAGATTGGCAAGCCTCTTGGACCACTCGCATGGATGCGCGCTGGTGGCGATCTTGTTATTGCAACAGACATTGGCTATGTGCCGTTGTCTCAAGCGATCAACAGAGACATTGCCGCGTTGTCACCAGTTGCCGTGTCTTATGCTATCGAGACGGCTTGGAACGATCTAGTAGACGCCAGACGATCAGAACCTTGGCATTGCGCTATCTGGCCTGAACAGCAGATGGTCATCGTAGCCGTGCCAACTGTCATCAATGAGACGCCTGTTGCTGTTATCGCCAATGCTCGTACAGGTGCATGGTCACGATTTACGGGCTGGGATATGCGATGCCTTTGCGTTTACGATGGTCGCCTATTCTTTGGCTCTGAGAATGGCCGCGTGGTTGAGGCATATGTGACTGGTATGGATGAGGGTGTGCCATTTACAGCTTCTGTTGTGCCTCAATTCATCGACATGGGTTCTCCTGCATCGTTGAAGGTTTCGACTATTGGCCGCGCTGTATTGCGTGGGTCTACAGCCGTTAACGCACAAGTGTCGGGGCATAAAGACTATGTCGTTACATTGCCCCCGCCACCAGATGCGAACCCACTCCCTACAGATTCCGTATGGGGTGGCGCAACATGGGGAACAAGCCAATGGGGTGGGCGCGCTGAGAAGAAGGTTCAGACTGAATGGCGTTCAATTAGTGCGGCTGGGTACGCTTTGGCTCCAGGATTACAGATCACATCTGGCAGCATTGTTCCGCTTGATGTCGAGCTAATCCGCCTTGAAGTCCTATACAACACAGCTGAGTTGGTATCTTGATAATAACCGAATATTATGGACCTCAGACAAACCCGGTCAATAATGAGATCATTGGTGATTTTGTTTCAACGGTCATCTGGGGCGATAAAGGGAAAATCGATAACTATTGTTCAATGGCTGTTATTGAAGATGGACGGCTTATTGCAGGTACGTTATATCATAACTGGTACGAGGGTGAAGGCGTCATTGAACTGTCTTCAGCATCTGTCAGTAAACGGTGGCTGACAAGGCCAGTTATCCGTGCTATGTTTCATTTGCCATTCGAGCGTCTGGGCTGTCAATTGGTTGTTTTGAGAGTTTCGGAGCGCAATAAAACGATGTGTGGTATCGCCAGAACATTCGGTTTTACAGAAGTTTTCATCCCGCGTCTACGTGGCCGCGATGAGGGCGAGTTTGTGTTTTCGTACACAGATGAGCAATGGCGAGATTCAAAATATTATAAGGACGCGGTGTAATGGGCAAAAAAACACCTAAAGCTCCAGACCCAGCAGCTACAGCCGCAGCGCAAGGCCAGTGGAATTCATTCACGGCACAGCAGCAGCAGGCGATGAATATGACTAACCAGAACTCCCCATGGGGTTCTTTGACGTATGACCAGACCGGTTCTCAGACTATTATCGATCCGAACGGCAAGCCTGTCGATGTTCCGAGGTACACAGCAAACACAACGCTTACACCTCAGCAGCAGTCTATCTATGACCAGTCTCAGGGCGCGGAACTAAACCTTGCCACAACTGCCAACGAGCAGTCAGCGCGTGTTGGGCAAATCCTTAACGATCCGTTCAAATTCGAGAACAATGATGCGTCTCAATGGGCGTACGATCTGGCATCCCCGCGCATTCTACAGCAGCAGGGCAAGAACGAAAATGCCTTGCGCTCCCAGTTAATTCAGTCTGGCATTCGTCCTGGTACTGCTAACTGGGACAGCGAAATGTCGCGCCTTACGAATGCCAACAGTGACCAGCTTAACCAGCTGGCTCTTACAGGTCGCGGACAGGCATTTAGTGAAGCTCTTGCACAGCGCAACCAGCCGCTCAATGAAATCATTGGGCTTATGTCTGGTACGCAAATCCAGAACCCCAACTCTACATTCGCACAAACGCCGCAATCTCAGGTGGCTGGCGTTGATTACAGCGGTTTGGTGCAGAACAAGTATAACGCAGAGATGCAGGCCGCGAACGCAAAAACAGGTGCTTTGGGCGGTCTATTTGGTGCGGGCTTGTCTTTGTTCTCGGATGCGCGGCTGAAGACAAATGTAGTTCGCGTTGGCGCAACAGACGGTGGACAGCCAATCTACTCGTATCAGTACATTTGGGGAGGGCCTGTGCAGTTCGGCGTCATGTCCCATGAGTCTCCTCGTGAAGCTGTATCTGTGCATGAAAGCGGATTTGATATGGTCGATTATGGCAAGGTGAAATAATGGCAAATCTCGCTAATATCATCCCTGCCTTCATGATCGGCCCAAATGGTCAACGTTTGACGCCTGAGCAAATCCGAGAACGTCAGCAGATCGCGCAGTCTCTTATGGCGCAAGCATCCGATACATCTCCTAATGCGGGCGGTGTTGCGTCTATCCTTGCTAAAGGTGTGCAGGGTTTCGCAGCTGGTCGTGCGCGCAATCAAGCAGACTCAGCGTCTGGCGCTAACTCAGCAGCTAGCCAGTCTAACTTGCAGAAAATGTTCGCATCGTTGACGGGTGGCGGATCCGTTTCGCCAGTTAGTCAGGGTGCTGCTGCTAGTCCTATGGTGGCTCCGGTGCAGGGTGTTGCGTCCGCAACCAACTGGGATGCAAGCGCGATAGACCCTACTCTAAAAACTGGCATTCAAGAAACAGCTTCTGCTTTGGGTATTGATCCTGTCGATTTGGCTACTGCTATTTCATATGAGACAGGCGGGACATTTGATCCAACGAAAGCAGGACCAACAACTCAGTGGGGGCAGCACAAGGGTCTTATCCAGTTCGGTGAACCTCAGGCACAAAAGTACGGCGTTAATTGGGAAGATCCTATTGGTTCTCAGTTGGGGCCGAATGGTGCCGTCGCGAACTATTTGAGAGATACAGGTGTACAGCCTGGAATGGGGTTGATGGACATTTACTCGGCTATCAATGCCGGTGGTGTTGGCCGCAATAACCGTACTGATGCAAATAATGGTGGAGCGCCAGGAACTGTTGCCGATAAGGTCAACCAGCAAATGGGGGGCCATAGAGCCAAAGCTTTGGCTTTATTTGGTGGCGGTCAGGCTGCACCGGCAGGTTCGGCACCTATACAGCAAGCACCTATGCAGACCGCTCAAGCTGCACCAGCTATCAACCCAGCCGTTATCGAAGCCCTATCCAGCCCGTACGCATCTGAGCAAGAGCGTTCGGTGGCTGGTCTATTGCTTAACCAGAGCATGAGCCAACAACAGGCCGCACAGGCTAAGGCACTCAAGCAGCAAGAACGCCAGCAGGAGTTGGCGCGTCGTCAGCAGATTGCACAGCAGGCCGGGATTAACCCTCAGTATGCTATGGATGATGAGTTGTGGAAGGGCGCGACTGGCAACGTATTCGCTGCGCCTAGCACGTCTACGGTTAACGGAGCTGTTATTGACAACCGCACAGGTCAGCCAATCTATCAGGCTCCAGCTCAGAATTACCGGCAGATCACCGGACCCGATGCAGCGGCGCTAGGGCTTGACCCTGCAAAGGCTTATAACGTTGGCCCTGATGGCAAGGTCGCGCCTATTGGCGATGCTGGCGTTACGATTACCAACAACATGGGCGGCGATAAGTTTGGTGAGGAATTTGCCAAGCTTGACGCAAAGGCACTTGATACCGTTGCAACATCTGGTCAGGCAGCGCAACGCAACCTAGGCCGCATCAATCAGCTAGGCGAGTTGCTCAAGTCAAGCCCAACTGGTTTTGAAGGTGCTGTTGCTCAACGTGCTGGTGAGTGGGGTATTCCGACTAAAGGACTGGACACATTGCAGGCGGCACAGGCTGCTATCAACTCGCTTGTCCCTGAGCAGAGACAGCCGGGTTCCGGCCCTATGTCTGATGCTGACTTGGCTCTGTTCAAGCAGTCATTGCCGCGCATTATCAACCAGCCGGGGGGTAACGATCTTATCATCAATACGATGAAATCAATCGCTCAGTACGATGCTGAGGGCGCTAACATTGTGCAGCAGTTGCGCAGTGGAAAGCTTGATCGTGCAAAAGCATTTGAAGCATTGCAGAATCGTGTTAACCCGCTAGACAGTTTCAAGGTTCCCGGCGCTCCAGCAGAAAATCCGATGCCATCACAGCAGACGGCAACAGGCTGGAAAGACCTTGGCAATGGCGTTAAGATCCGCCCGAAAGGGAGTAACTGATGCCTATCTTTGAAATTCAGGGGCCAGACGGACAGACTTATGAGGTTGACGCACCGGATGAAAATTCGGCTGTGTCTGCGTTTCAGTCTCAGATGGCACCAACTGAAGAGGCCGTGTCACCATGGGCAGAAAACGTTGACGCACTCGGTCGCGGGATTGCTAACGGCGCATCGTTCGGATTCGCTGATAATCTAGGCGCGGCTGCACGTTGGGCAGGCGGCAAGGTTCTTCCATGGCAGGAAAACGTTACCTACGATCAAGCTTTGCAAGAGGTGCAAGGTTCGGATCAGGCATTGGCACAGGCTAACCCTGTTGCTGATGCGCTTGGCAATGTGACGGGTGCAGTTGGAACTGGCGTCGGCCTAGCACGTAATGGCGCAACTTTGGCCGGTCGTTTTGGCTCTGACGCTGCTACGGGTGTTGCTGGCCTTCTAGCGCGTGGTGGTCTGGCCGGTGCTGAAGGTGCTGGGTATGGCGCTCTGACAGCGCTGGGCAACGATCAAGACGTAGGCACTGGCGCTCTTATCGGCGGTGGGCTGGGCGTGGCTGGTAGTCTTGCGGGTGATGCCATTCAAGGTGTTGTCAATTCACGCGCTCAAAGCGCAATGGTTCCTACTATCGATGATCTAAAATCGCAGGCTGGTGACTTGTACAAAGCTGCTGAGGCTCGTGGTGTTGTGGCTGATGCCAATAGCACGAAAACACTTGCAGACTCCATCAAGAAAATTGCCCGCGATAACGAGCTAGTCACACCCAAGGGCCGCATATCTGAAGCTTACCCACGAGCTAAGGAGGCGATGGCGTTGCTGGATGACTATTCCGGCGAGGTCATGAATCCTACGCAGATGCAGGTCATCCGCGATACATTGGCAGACGCTCGTAATGCGACACAGGGTAAAGAGCGCCGTATTGCGTCCAAGATGCTTGAAGAGTTCGATAACTTCACATCGCCTCTAGCCCCTGAGTTGGATGAGGCGCGGAAGATATCGCAGCGTTATCTAAAAGCAGGCAAGCTTGAGAACATGCGTGAACTTGGCGATATCCGCGCCGGTCAATTCACCAATTCAGGCCCTGAGAACGCTATGCGGACGGAATACCGTCAGCTAGACCGCGCCATTGCTAAAGGCCAAGAACCTGGTTGGAGCGCGGCTGAACGCGAAGCAATCGCCAATGTCTCCAGAGGCACCACAGGACAGACTATGGCGCGTAACGTGGGAAAGCTGGCACCTACAGGGCCGGTTAGCTTCATGGCTGGTGCTGGCGTTCCCTTTATGGTTGGGAATGCCATTGGCGGACCTGCTACGGGTGCCGCGTCGGCTGGTGTAGCTTCTGCACTTGGCTATGGCGGCAAGGCTGTAGCGAACGCCATGCAGGGGCGCAACATTCAAATTGCGGAACTGTTAGCGCGCTCTGGTGGGCAGTTACCAACAGTAAATAATACTGGTATAAGAGACGCAATCTTGCGCTCACTAATCTCTGGTGGCACAAACCAACTAGCAGGACAATAAGATGCCTTTTGACGGAAACGGGAACGCCACAGTAACACGAAACATTGCGGTCACCGGTCAAACCGTTTTGGCTGAGCAGGTAAACACGCCTTTTGCTGACATTCAGAATATGCTAAGTCAGGTTTTGCTTCGATCTGGTGTAGCGCCGATGACGGGGCCGCTCAATATGAACGGCTTCAAAATTAATAATCTGGGCGATGCGACAAGCCCAGAAGACCCGGTGACATTGCAGCAATTGCAAAAAGCAACACCAATCGGTGCAGTTGTTGACTTCGCAGGGACTACCCCGCCAGAAACGTGGGTTATTTGCGCTGGACAAGAACTATCAAGAACAGAATACGCAGGGCTTTTTGCGGTCTTAGGCACGACGTTCGGTGTTGGTAATGGGTCAACAACTTTCAATGTTCCCGATTGCCGAGGGCGCATTATTGCGGGCAAGGATGACATGGGCGGCACTGACGCCGGTCGCCTTTCTGGGTTTTGGGGTGCATTAGCGCGCACGATTGCCGGGGTAATGGGGACATCTGCGCACACTCTTACGGTCGGTCAGATGCCATCTCACTCTCATGCAATCATTGACCCTGGTCATACTCACGTTACCGATGCTTTCAGGACATTTTCGGGAGCGGTCTCATTCGGAGGGGGCGGGGGAATCATGGGGGCGGGATCTGGCACGGCATCATCTACGACAGGAATTTCTATTGTAGCAAATGGATCAAGCCAAGACCACACGAATACGCAGCCTACCATCATTATGAATAAAATAATCAAAGCTTCGTTTTAAGGGCAAGGTAGAAAAATGGCCGATATCAGAATTAAAGACCTCCCACTGGCAACCGGTGGTACTGCACCAGTTGGTTCTGATGCTGTTGCCATAGATGGTCTTACAACACGGAAAACAACAATTACTACGCTTGGTGATGCGGCTGTTCCTGTTGCGTCACAAGCTGAAGCGGAGGCTGGTGTTAATGCGGTGAAGCGCATGACGCCTGTAACTACGAAGCAGTCAATAGCCTCAGAGGTCGGCGTAACACTCGCTAGTAAGGCGCAGGGTGATCTTGCCAACACAGCCTTACAAAGCGATGACATCGGCGTTACCATCCAAGCGTTCAGCGCAAACCTTGACACGTTGGCCGCTGTCGTTCCGGGTGCATCAGGGTTGTCTATCCTATCCATGGGTGCTGTAACTGATGTCCGCAATTATCTGGATGCAACGCCTTATGTCGCGACACGTACAGCGTTGAAGGCCATTGATACGACAAAAGAGATATGCGCTATTCTGACCGAGTCTGGCCGCGAAGGTATATTCGTTTGGACAACAGGTGACTATTCAGGGCAAGTCACGGCAGACACTCTCGAAGGTGTTTTTGTTAAGGCTAATGCGATTGCGGCAAGTTCTGGGGCTTGGGTGCGCGTGTCTGCTAGCAAATATAATATCACATGGTTTGGTGCAGTAGGCGACGGGACAACAAACAACACAGCCGCTATCCAAGCTGCTATGAATTTGGCGCTGAGCTACGGTACAGGCATCTTTGTTCCAAAGGGTAAATTCAGGGTCAACAGCCAAATCACAGGCACATTCCCTGTTGCCTCTAGCGGTCCTAGCAACAACAAAAACAACTATGGTCGGTTTGAGATCATTGGCGACGCCATGGATCTTTCCATCCTGTATTTCCCGACGAACGCCGGTATTGAGGTTGTCGCTCAGTCATTCCAGCAAACAGTTTGCGCGAACAAGGTTTCATTCACGGCTGGTCAGGCTGGCGGCGGAAATGATGCGCTTTACGTGCGTTGCCGTTATGCCTTCTTCGGCAGCTATACGGCGCAGAGTGATATTGTCGAATGCTGCTTCCGTGGGGATGATGGTTACGGCGAAGTCTTTTACTGGAAGACATGCGTCAAGCTCTACAATATGACATCGGTCAACTTTGATCGAAACACCATGTACGGCCCTGTGCTGGCGGCGACAGCAGCGAGCTATGGTGATGGTGTCTACGTTTCTTCTACTACAACCCCAGGAATTGCCACATCTACGACTCCGGGTCAGGGAACGACCTATAATTTCACGAACAATAACTTCGTGTTCTTGGGTCGCTCTATCGTCGTAGGTGATCTATGTCAGGTGTTTAGTGTCGGCGCTGGTAACCATATTCTTAACGGGTTCCACGGCGTTTTTGTCGAGGCAGGGATTACTGAGGCCCGCCAGCTAATGGTGACAGGTACGGAAATCAGCGTTAACGGCGATGGCATCCGCATGAATACAGCATGCTCCGGGTCCAACATCAACAGCAACTATATCGCTGTCGCGCCGGGAAGGTCTGGCGTTGTCCTGAATACCAACGCAGGGGCAATGAATAGTGGCGGTACAACAATTCAAGGCAATACATTCGTCCCCCTAGACGTAGGCGCGGCGAATGGTATCTATGTCAACACGGATTATGCCCCAGTCACTATTGATGGCAACACATTCCTCGGCCTTGCTACCGGCATTGCTCTCGATGCAGGATCGAAGCAAGTTGATGTTGGCAAAAACAGGTTTATGAACTGCACCAACAACGTCATTGATAGCGGCATAGGAAACGGCCAATTTCCTCAAAATGATAGAGGCTTGGTGACGCAGCTAACCTCGAAATCAACATCTGTCACATTGAACAAAATGGCTGGCACCATCACCACAAATAACCAAGCTCTTGCGTCTGGCGGGATTGTGACTTTCACAGTTGCAAACTCAAAATTCAAGGGTGAGGATTTGGTGGTTCTGAATGTACTGAATGGTATC